AATTGGATGAATTGTTGTTTTTTTTTCACATGCTTTTTGCCATTTTTCTGATATTAGAAGTGGATGTATGGAATTTTCCAATGAATCAACTATATTAATAGGATATGAAATGATTTCATTTACAGGGTTAGTGATTTCATTTACAGGTTTAGTGATTTCATTTACAGGTTTGGTGATTTCATTTACAGGGTTAGTGATTTCATTTACAGGGTTAGTGATTTCATTTACAGGTTTGGTGATTTCATTTACAGGTTTAGTGATTTCATTTACAGGTTTGGTGATTTCATTTACAGGTTTGGTGATTTCATTTACAGGTTTAGTGATTTCATTTACAGGTTCTTTAGATATTTTTTTGGTGTTATCTCTGTGTTTGCGTCTTTCAATAATTTTATTATGTTGATTACAATATTCAATTTCTGAATATTTATTACAACACGTACTTTTTTTTTTTCCAGAGGCGAAAATATATTTACATTGAAATTTTTTCATAGTAAATGCTTTTGATTTAGGGGTATTAACTAATGGAACGAGATTATAAGATTCTCTATACGGGAGAATTCCTTTTTGAATGAATCTGCAATAAGGACATTTTATGCAATATTTTTTTAGTTTCTGCGTCTCTTTTCGATTAATGATTGTTTTTTGTATACAAATTTCTTTAAAAATAGCATCATAATTAAAGGTATGTTTACAATCAAGAACAATATAGTTGTCTTTTAGTTTTTCGAATGTGATATGACAAATTTTAGCTTCGGGTTCATTTTGTATTTCTATATTATTAATTTCATTTTGCAATAATTCATTAAAATTCATAGTTTATTAAAATAAATAAAAATCTATCTTTATATCAATTATAAATGTCAAAAAGATGGGGTGAACCAACATGGTATTTTTTCCATACATTCATAGAAAAAATAACAGATAATTTTTATAATAATAATAGTAAAAAATGTATTGCAATATATAAGAATATTTGTAATAATTTACCATGTCCGATATGCAAAGAGCATTCAAATAATTATATAAAAAAATATAAGATAGATAATATGGTAACGAAGGATTTGATGAAAAAATTTTTATTTAATTTTCATAATGAAGTGAATAGACGTTTAAAAAAACCGGAACATGGTATAAATATATTGGACCAGTACGATAGAATTACTATAAGTAAATCATATTCTTTTTTTTGCCAAGAGTTTTTTAAGATAAATTATGGTTCTATGCATTTTTCTGGATGGATGAAAAATAAAATGAAGGAAGATATAGATAGTTTTATGATTTCAAATATTGGACATTTTAGATTATGATTTTTTTATAATAAAAAAAATCATATTAATTATTAATAATAATTTCTTTGTCATCTCCTCTTCGACAGACAAATTTAGTTTTTGATAATTTACATTTTTTCATGGAATTTTCTTTTGTGAAATATAAGTATTCGGTTCCTGGGAAACTCGTGTTAGAAATTAATTGCCAATAAAGAATACTGACAAAAACACCTAAAGCAATACCTTTAATAACGTCACTAACAGTATTACATTTATTACCGTTTCGCACAAATAAGTCGATAGCGCCGATAATAACCAATGATAAAACGAAAGGCCAACCGACGTCATTTGGGTTTGCTATAATACCCTGTAACATATATAAGATAGTGAATGAGTGAAAAATTGCATGTGAACTTGGTCCTTTTCTCATAGAATATGATGCGTTAAAGGGTCCATCGAAGGTCATGCATTTTTTTACATAGTTGTCTAATTCTGCGGTTTTTTCAGCAAACGAGCGACCTTCTAAATTCATATTACCTCCTCCACGTAATAATATACCAAGGATAATTGCGAAAAATAGACCAATGATATAAACGATGAATTTAACATTACCGTTTAATGCGCCATCCATTATTAAAAAGAAGGTAATAAAAATAGGTGATACGGTTGAAGCGAAAACAATAACATTTTTAGGATTAAAAGGGGCTGGCATTATATATATATATATTTTATATAAATTTTTTAAAATTTATATAAAATATTAATAATTAAATGAATACTAATTTGAGTACTTCTTCGATGTTTGAAACATGATGAAATGTGATATTAGATAGGTCTATGCTTGGGTATTTTTCTACAAATTTATCGAAATCTTTTTTATTAGATTCTGGATAAATAAATGTTTTAACGCCTGCTCGAATGCCTCCTAAAATTTTAAGTTCCAACCCCCCAATTTCCGTAACCATTCCCTGTAAATTAATTTCGCCGGTGATAGCAATATCATTTTTTATTTTTTTATTATTAATAAGACTGTAGATAGTTACTGTAATGGCGGTTCCTGCGGATGGTCCATCTTTGGGTACTGCGCCTTCAGGACAATGAATATGGAGACCTTTTTCATTATTTTTTTTATCAAATAGATGTTTTTTGTTTTTACTGGATGTTAAATTCCAAGCAAGTGTTTTTGCGACATTCATGCTTTCTTTCATAACATCTCCCTGCATACCAGTTAATTTTAGTTCAAATAGGTTTGGGGAGGGATAATAGAACGTTTGTATTGGGATTACCCCTCCCATACCGTGTGCATTAGCCCATAAACCATTAATAACACCAACTTTAGGGTTCTTATGAATCATTGTGTAATTTATTTTAGTTCTATTTTTAAGATAAACTTTTTCGATATCTATTTTTGTTATTTTAATTGGTAATTTATATTTTTTGGTTTCTTTTAATAAATTTAGGTTAATTTCACTGACAATTTCAAATATAATTTCTTTTAATTTTCTTACCCCTGCTTCTCTTGTATAATTTTCAATAACAAATTCAATAATATCATTGTCGAAACGAATGATATTTTCGATACCGATATTTTCATAAATTTCGGGCAATATAAATTTATTAACAATTTCAATTTTATCTTTTAAAGTAAGATGATTAAATTTTATTCGATGAATTCTATCAAGTAAAATTTTATCAATAGCGTTAACATCATTATAAGAAAAAATAAATAGCACTTTACTCATATCTAAATCGACACCATTAAAATATTTGTCTTGGAAAGCCATGTTTTGCGTAGGGTCGATGAGGTGTGTTAAAATACCTATTATTTCTTTTCCATGTTCTGTTCTAGAAACTTTATCAAGTTCGTCGATAAAGATGATAGGGTTCATGCATTTTTTGTCCATTAGGATATCAACAATTCTTCCCCAGGTAGAACCAACGTAGGTATAGTTATGACCGGCGAGTGTACTGCCGTTACTTGAACCACCTAAAGCGATGAATGAGAATGGTCTAGAATTTCCGTTTTTATCTTTTAAGCAGTGTGCTAGCCCATTTTTTGCAAGGCTTGTTTTTCCTACGCCGGGGGACCCTTCGAATCCAAAGCAGTAACCGGATTGTTTTCCGGTGATCCATTGACCAATAATTCTCTCCAATTGTCTTTTTGCATCTAAATGTCCATAAACTGAATTTTCCAATGTTTCATTTATATTTTTTAAATTGTTGTTTATGGTATTTTTATTATTTTGCAATTCAATAATATTTTTTTTTAAAAAGGAATTGTCAATAATTTTATTTTTATTTTTTAATAATTCGTATATGAAAGTCTCGTTATCTTTGAATTTAACGATTGTTTCGATTATAGTATTTTTCATATAATTGTTTTTTTTTCCGGAATGACAAAGTTTTTTGCATTTTAATTTATTTTTTTTAATGATAGAGTTAATTTGACAAATGTTTGATATTAATTTGTATTTTTTACCTTCTGTTAATGTTTTGAGTAGTATTTCAATATTATGCTTATTAATTTTATCTAAAATTTTAGTGTTGATAGATTTTATGATTTTTGAAATTTCTTGATTAGTGTATATTTTTTTTTCTTTCCAATCAATAGAAAATTTATTTTCCTTAATTTTTTCGTTAAGTTTAATAATTATTTCAGAATTGGTATTTGCTAATTCAAGTACTTTTTCTTTTTTAAAAATACCAAATGGTATTTTTAACAATCCTTCGAGATATTGTCGAGCTTTTGAGCCAGAATCTTCCGATTTAGCTTTTACTTCTTTTAATTTTATCATAGCTTTTTCTTTTATTTCATCTGAAGCTTTTAATAAACAAATTTGTTGTTCTATTGGAATCTTTGAATTATCAAAACTAGAGAGATTTTTGGTATATTTTATTGTATTTTTCATAGCATATCGGAAAGATTTTTTAATTTCCCAAGAAAGACTATCAAATAAGAGGGTTTGTTCGAAGGTGTCAATATTTCCATTATTTTCATTTGATAATAAATCATATAAAAGATAGGCTAAATATTGAAATTCGTTATCATCTTTTTGTAAAAGTAAGATAGTGAGTGTCTTTCTTTGATTAAAAAGGTCATTGTTAATAAATTCTTTTACAACTTGCGAGATAGTCTTTTGTTTTATTAAGTGTGCTTGGTTATTATATCCAACAAATCTATTGTATAATTCATTATTATTGTATATAATCCATTCTTTTATGCTTAAATGATTTATGAATGAGAGGAAGTTGTTGTTTTTGAATTCCGGGTCTTTTGGTGCATTAATTAAACATTCTTTTTGTCTTTCTTCAATGTAATCATTTTTTAAACAAGTTAATAAAATTTCATCTATGATAGCGTTTATGATGATTGTATTTTTTTTTTCTGGATTTTGGAAAACAATTTTAACACCGAAAACCTTTGTGTAAAAGTTGTTAGTAGTTCTACATAGGTCGTAACAATCAAGATTTTGTCCGATTTCAATAATCATAAAATCTTCAATAATTTTATTTTTTAATATTTTTTCATTATTATTAACTTTTTTTGGTTTATTTTTCCATTGCATAACTTTATAACTTATTGGGTGAGCATATTTTAATATTAATTCAAATTTACTAAAATTATCGTCATTAATAATATTTTTCAAATAATTATTACCATAACAAATATTTAAGATATATTCGATATTTTTGGTTCCGAAAGATTTAAAAATCATTGAGATTTGATCATTAATTTTTTGTAATTTAGATACAATTTGTTCAGAACTTTTTTTACCAACATTTAAACTGGTGTTAATTAATATTAGGTCTTTATAAATATTTTCCAGATTTTGTATAGATACGTTTAAATCACTTGAATTTATTATGTCAAAAGTTTTATATTTTTCAATCCAAATGATTGTGTCAGAAATGACATTATAAAAATATGTAACCTTTTCCATAGTTTTTTTAAATGATAATGTTTTTTTTTGAATAATCTTTGAATTAATATTTGTCATATTATTCCTAAAATATATTGCGATTTTAATT